TGTCCAGTCGGGTTTAGTCATGTAAGTCACGCCAAGAGCGGTAAAGCTGATAGGCGACCCATACAAATGGAGAAAATATCACGATATTGATAAACAGCACACAAACTGCTGTAGTAGCCATTTTTATTTGATCCTCCATACAAGGACATATGGGAACTCCCTCATCGTACGATATCTACGGATACCATCACGGTTGATCGCGTAGAGATGGCGACGAAGCGTGAGAAGCTCTTTCTCAGAAAGATCAAACTCCGCACAGTTGGCAAGGGGAATTGCGTCAATCTCCGCTGTTGACGGAAGACGACGAAAATGTTTCCGCTGTTGCAATGGTCAGCCCTCCGTCTTCAGCCACGTATGGCCGTCAGCCTGAAGGTCGTACCGCTGACCAAAGCCAGTTCCAAGACGGATACCAAACTTCCGGGCACAGTCCTCACAGACGCACGCCCAACACCCGTAGGCGGGGATAAAAGCGTCATAGAAGGTACCGTGAAGTTGGTGGTCCTTCTTGAAGTCGCACTTCGGGGGCGTGGTGCCCGACCAAACTTTCATAAGACATGCTCCATGTGTTGAAGAGCAAAAAAGGAACAGAAGTTTAGGGGGAAGGTGGGGCCTTTTTTACTGACATACCCCAGGTCAGCAGCCGCGGAACGTTAAGCGGCTTTGGCGACCGGCTCACCGCCGTTGAATTTGGTGGCCAAGGCCTCCTTCTGAGAGGCCAAGTAGTTGTCGACTTCGTCGTCGCTCGCCGGCGCCTGCTCGACCGAATGGCCGTTGTGCATGGCCCACCAGAGGTGGTTCTGGAGCCAGTTCCTGGTCCCGTAGTGGTACATGTCCACGACACGAGTGCCCACCGGCTTGCCGTCCACGTCGAACGTGTTCACGCTGACGAAGAGGTTGCGGTTCTGGCTCGATTGAGCCACTTCGGCTTGCGCTACAGTAGCGCCCTTAACTTGCTTGGTCACGATACAGCTTCCTCAATCTGTAGGTTGATTGGACCCAGCAACGAAAACGTGCTGGTTGTAAAGGAAAACTATTCACCAACTCAAAGTGCAAGTTTAAGGGGTGCCCCCCCTCTTCGGAGATTATAAACCTACTTGCGTTTCGCTAGATCAGCGAGCAGGTCCTTTTCATTGGACCATTTGGTGTACGGGAATATACCCTTCACCGCATGGTTGAGGTATTTGCCCACGCTGTCAGCATGGACCAACTCAACGTACACTTGTTGACCAACATGATCATATGTGTACAGCCCCCCGTTGTGGAACCGGACACACAAGGTCTTGCTGGTCTCATGATACGCCACAGACTGAACGTTGCTACTCTCAACGTCCGTCCATTTGAGCTTGGCCGTTTTCATGGCCACACTCCAGAGGTTAGGCCGCGAGGGCAGCCTTTTCCGCCTCGCAGGCGTTGTTGAGGGCCCGGTTGGCGAGACCATCGTTCATCGAGTTGATGGCGATGTCGAACATCCGGCACGCCTTGTCGAGTGCGTCCTTGCGCTCAGGCGTGTAAGACGCACCATAAAAGGCAGCCGGGTCGGTGACGTGCTTGTCCATAGTTCCCTCTTGGTCTTGAGATGGGCAGTTTAAGACGCGACGTGCCCAGGTCGTATCTGCCAGGGTAGAGGGAGACGCTGACCCATTCGCCGCGCCAGAAAGAACCCTGGCAAACCTGTGGAACCCAGTAGGTTCAATAGAGGACACACTCTGCCAGAATGTCCTCACTAAAACCTAATGTCTCATAAGCTCCTCGTCCATACTAAATGAATTGACCGCATCATTGATGGCACACATCAAGATGTCGAGTTGATCAAGACTGTTGATGAACATGGTAAGTTGATTACCATACGCATCCTCGACCACAATCCAACGTGTGCCGCCGGACTGCATGAACCCAATCTTGATCAAATTGGTAATTGTACTGTTCACAGACACAAAAAAGACTCCTAATGCGACCCTACGTAGATCGCAACCGCGACGATGGCGAGAAATATCGCCACTTCCAAGAGCTTGCGTTCCCGGCGACCGCCATGAAACTCAGCCTTGATATATTGTAGTCTAGCCATGTCTGATGGCTCCCACTAAGGCGCAGACTATGTGCGGTAATACTAGGATCACCACACATAACCCACGGATTTCATTGAGGATTAAGGCCACCAAAGCGGCCCGCCTAAACATCCTTGGTCCAATGACCAAAGACCGGCCCGAATACAAGGGCCAGGATCACGACACAAAGGAAAAGCATCGGTAACCCCCTGTGCTCGACAGAACACCCACCTGGGCGCTCAATTGAGGACAGAAAAAACGGGGGACAAACCAATCAAGGTCCGTCCCCCGCAACCAGTTAGTCGTGTATTGTTAGGCGGCCATCGCCTGCTTCTTCTGGGCCGTGCGAACGTCCTTGGTGTCGTCCACCGGGATCACCGCTTCGAGCTTCTTCACCTCGACCATGAATTGGCTCATGGTCTCGACGTTCTTGCCGTCGTAGAACGGCTTGCTCTCGTCGATGGGAAGGCCCTTGTCGTTGGTGTTGGCGACGGCCTTCTGGAAGTCGCGGATCGCCCGATTGATGGCACCCAGAGGCCCGTCCTGATAGATGGGCCGCAGGATGGGCGCACCCTCGCGGGTGAGCTTCCAGAACGGCGTACGAGCGGCGTCCTCCAGGTTGAAGGACTGCTCCTTGCCGGTCTTGTCGTCCTTGCCGGTAAGCTTGATGGTCTTGCCGGACAGACGCATGGGCGAGAAGTACTTCATCCAGGCGATCATGCCCTGACGCCGGTAGCCGGAGTTATCGCCATCGACCACCTCAAGCATGAGGCGGACCATGAGCGACGTGTCACGGTGCTTGGCGCAGTGCATGAGGCACTGAACCATGTTCGCGTGGATCATTTCGTCCAACGCCGTCAGGTTCACCTTGATGGTGTCCTGATCCGCCTTGATTTCGTCGACCGTCTTCAGGGCGGGCAGTTCAAACTTAGGCTGATTTGCCATTACTAGGTCCCCTTTCCAAGGTTCCCAATGTCATCAATCAGTGATGACTCTGTCAACGTTACCGTTAACGTTGCGCGAAGGGGACGCGCTCAATGAGGGGTTAATGACGAAACTCCTTAGAGGAGTGCAACGGGGCAATGAATGTCTTGGACCCGTTTTTAATCGGCAAGTTGTCTCTAAATTCTTCAGCTAGCCGCTGAGACACGAACGGCCCATAGAACTGCTGAAACTCTTTCGGGCTGTCTTGATGGACAACCAGATATCGAGTGTTGGTAATCATGTCAGAAAGCCTGAATATCTTCAGTCGTTATCGTACCATCTTCATTGATACGTTGCGACCGGACTTGATAGCGAGAGCCTCTAGCGTGCCCAGTCTTGCTAGACGCAATTGTAATAGCGTCTTCAAGATTTTCGCACCTCGCAATACGCGTCTCACCGCCGTCCCAGATGAAATCCACGACATGCGGCCATTTACGCATATTGTGCAAGGCTGCTGGGTTTAACTCGGAAGCTCTGATAACTTCCGTTCTTGTCATGGGAATATGCCTTTCCCGCATCTAATATGACGCGATTAAGCACCTCCCCTTGACGCAACGCTAACGGTTGCGTGTGCCACGTTGGCTTCCCTTCCCATGCGAACCCCCACATCGCCCAGCTTGCTATCGCCGGGATCATGGGCGCATGAGAGCGGGCCAAGCTCATCAGGTTTCAGGGATACAATCCCATTACGTTGAGCTTGGTAAGGTGTCAGGCGTTCTAGTATGGCTCACAAAGACGACTGTTGGCCGCTATGATCGCATGACACCAATGGCTCTCGGGACAGTCATGTTCATTTGAACCGACTGCACCTCACCAAGGCCTCACTAATGACACTGACACGGACCACCGCTTGAGGTTTCATTAGCCTCATTCTCCTAGCTCCACATGCGAACACGCGAAGCGACTAGGTGAGGCATCAATCCACCCCGTCAGCGTCACCAAGAGTGCGTATGCCCTTGGCCGTAGGCCTTTCGGCCCCTGTTTCATCAATATATGTTACACCTTTAGAAGGCCCTGACACCTCTGTCAAGGCCCTCCAAAGCCCTTGCTAGTCGATTTCCTCCGTCGGTAAGGACTGAGAGCGCGGAGCCTTGCGGCCACCAGCGAATTGCGCACGCTTAAGCTCGGTGTCCGTGAGCGCGCGAGTGTCCAGCGTCGGCCGAGGCTTCGGCTTGGGCACAAGCTTGCCCTTGACGACCTTGCCCACACGCCCCGGTGCCTCCCAATTGGGCGGGCGAGGCGAGTACGCGCGAGCAACGGAGGGCACAACTTGTGCGGCGATGTGGACCTTATGCGCATTGCGCACATGCCCGGTTGAGGCTTGCGAAGATGGGTTGAGTGCGTTAGCAAAGAGCGTTGCGGCTCTCCGCTGTGCAGCAGCCCTCCTCCGCTTGCCATTAAGACGCGCCATTAGCGCACCTCCCTAGCAAGGGTTACCCGTGGGCCCGAAGGCCGCAGGCGGGGCCAGACCGGTCATGTCCGGCTGACAGACACACCATAGCATACCCCTTACCTGGGTACACCTACTCATAGTTGTAAAGTGATCACGAAAGCGTGATACACGTATGGGTTGCACCATACCCCCCGGGGGTACCCATAGTTGTGCGGGGCCGTTGAGCGGTCCTGGAGTCGCCTGAGTCGCTAGATAAAAAATCAGCATTTTGGGCGGGAATGTACATGCGAATGTACAATAAAGGGACTTGACAAATGCTTCCGGCGGGGCATGTACTAAAAAAGTACTTGACACTACTTTTAGAAAATTGTATAATGTACTTATAAAGGAAACACAGATAGTGTTTAAATTAAAGATAACCAATTATAATGATACTAATATAAAAGATAACCAATAAAAAATAACATAAATAATTGGTTACATCTAAAGGTACATTTAAATGTACATACCCCTTCGGGGTTTTGGTGATAATTGTGTAAATAAATTTACAACATTGGGTTGACTTTCATCGGAAAAAGGTTTATAATGTCTGTATAAGAGTGGGACTTTTTCTTTCTTGTCTTCAAATTTGCGACAGCAAATTAGCCGCCCCGCAGTGGGTGTGGCCCATGACAGGAAGGTGTTACATTATGATCTGGGTTCTAGTCGTACTCGCGCTAATTGGTGGCCAACCCCGCCAAGCGATGGTGGTCACAGATACTGAAGAACATTGTAAAGTGGCCATGGTACAGGTCGAGAAGGCGGCCATCGCCGCTGGTGCCACTCAAGGTGGTATGGAATGCATTCAAATGAAGGTCGGTGACCTCGCATAAAGGGATTGTGAGATTTGCCATATCTACAGGGTGACGTTGTTAGCCGAGGCTCGAAGGGAAAGAAACTAACTCCAAAGATGTTGTCATTCATTGACGAGTACTTTGGAGCCGCTAACTTCAACGCCACCAAAGCGTACGAACTGTCCGCGTACACTAATTCAAACCATCCCGAAGTTAACGCGGCCGAACTAATGGCCCATCCCCTCGTTCGCCAAGAGATCGCCCGCCGGACAGCTGAACGGACACAACAGTCCGAACTGAAGGCCGAGTACCTCATCGCCAAGCTGATGCAGATGATTGAGGCCGAACAAGAACGCAACCCCCAAGCTGCCCTCCGAGCCATTGAATTGGCCGGTAAGTCCATTGCCCTCTGGAAGGAGCGCCAGGAGATTTCTGGTCCCGACGGTGGTGCGATCCAGCAGGAACAACACATAAAGGAATCAGTTGCCGACTTCACCAGCAGAATTTCTAGCCTCGCTAAGCGAAGCGGAACGGACAACGTTGTTGAATTCCCTGGACGAGAGGGAACTGGCGGAGCTTAGGTGGCACTGGCACTTCTGGGCCCGCGAGAATCAAAAAGCTCCGCCCGGTGACTGGAATACTTGGTTAGTTCTTGCTGGTCGTGGATTTGGTAAGACCCGTATGGGTTCCGAATGGATTAGGGAGAATGTGTGTGGGTCAACGCCGTTATCCGCCTCAGCGTCTAAGTGGGGCCGAGTGGCGCTCGTTGCTGAGACTGCTGCGGACGCGCGGGACGTTATGGTACTCGGAGACTCAGGAATCCTGGCGTGCCACCCGAAGGACTTCCGGCCGGACTGGTCACCGACAAACCGCTGCCTGACGTGGCCTAATGGTGCGAAGGCATGGGTGTACAATGCAACCGAGCCGGACCAGTTACGTGGCCCCCAACATCATGCTGCGTGGTCAGACGAACTTGCTAAGTACCGTTACATGCAGGAAACCTGGGACCAACTTCAGTTCGGTCTACGTCTCGGCGAACACCCCCGCGCCCTCGTTACGACAACCCCACGACCCCTACCCCTTATCAAGAAACTAATTGATGATCCTGACACGGTGGTCACTCGGGGTGCAACCCTGGACAATCAAGCCAATCTTGCGTCCAACACTGTCAAACAACTATATGAACGCTACGGTGGCACCAGACTTGGCCGCCAAGAGCTTGAAGGGGAAATCCTTACCGACATCCCCGGAGCGCTGTGGAAGAGAGACACAATGGACGAGGCCAGAGTTTTCAAGGTCCCGGAAGATTTGGAACGAGTATTAGTTGCTGTTGACCCTGCTGTTTCTAACAACGAAGGCTCGGATGAACATGGGATTGTCGTCGTCGGTCTCGCGCGTGACAGAGATGGTTATGCTCGCGGCTACGTCCTCGAAGACGGTAGCCTCCGTGGTAACCCCGAAGACTGGGCACGTAAAGCGGTCAGTCTCTACCGTACCTGGCAAGCGGACAAAATAATCGCGGAGAAGAACCAAGGTGGCCAAATGGTGGAAAGCACTATCAAGGCTGTTGATCGGTCTGTCCCCGTCAAACTGGTCCACGCTAGCCGAGGAAAAGTTGTTCGAGCAGAGCCGATCAGCGCACTGTACGAACAGAAGCGAGTGCATCACGTTGGTAGGTTCGACTCTCTTGAAGACCAGATGTGCATGTTTTCAATCGATAACATTAGAAGCATCTCTAACGGTTCCCCCGACAGAGTAGACGCCCTGGTCTGGGGTCTAACAGAACTCTTTGATAAGATTACTGGTCGTCGTCTAGTTCGTGAGAACGACCCAAATCAACAGTCAGAATCGTACGTGATCCAGGAGTGGGTCCGAGACACACCTAATGGATGGATGGGTACTTAATGGCGATTGGTCTAGAAGACAACGACACAAAGAAGGTTAGTAAGGGTAAGCAAAACCTTATTAAGCCTGACCTTATCGATGTCGAACCAGTAAAGAAGGGTTATGTTCCGGAGGGCTTCGAAAGTGCTGAAGCCTTCATTAAGGACATGCGCAAAGAGTATCAACATGATGTGGACTACGACCGCATCAATCGATATGAGGCGATGGATGATCTTCGATTTGCGGCCGGAGAACAGTGGGACCCTGTTGTGCTCCAGCAGCGGAAAGGTCTTCCTTGTCTTGTGGTTAATACTATCCCTCAATTCACCGCTCAACTCGTCGGAGACTGGAGGGAAAGCCGTAAGGCGATCAAGGTAGTTCCGTCTAACAACGAAGACACAGACATTGCGTCCGTCCGGGAAGACCTCGTTCGGGCCATTGAAATGCAGTCCCGTGCTGATCGGTCATACGATCAGGCTTTCGAGTCTATGATCCAATGCGGTGACGCGGCATTCAAGGTCACCGTCGAGTACGCTAAAGACGACGTGTTCGACCAAGACATCTTCATCCGTCCGATTGAGGACGCCATGTCAGTTGTCTGGGACCGTTTCTCTGTCGACCCCACAGGCCGTGACGCCAAGCGAGTCTTTGTTGATGATCGTATTCCCAAGGATGAATTCCAACGTAAGTGGCCCACCGCTGCGGGCGGCTCAAATCTACTTGAGACTGACAAGATAGATCGTGTCACACTTACTGGCTGGATCGACGAGGACAGCTACAGGGTTACTGAGTACTGGCGGATCATCGAGCGGGAGAAAACCCTTGCTCTGTT